TAATAGTAATGTAATTCTATTGCATAATTGGAGTTTGGGGTAGGGCCAACGATAAAATTATTTGCATCAAACTGTGCGTAAAATCTTGGCTTGGCTGTAGAAGATGAAGCATCATATGCTTCTTGTATGAAGTTTACATCTTTTTGTAAAAGGAATGACTCACTACCTGCTGTAGTAATTTGAAATGAAAAAGATGCTAAGTAATCTGTTGGTATTGTTACAAACTTATCACTTGTTGTTAATGCTGATGTAACATTCTTTCTAAATATTTCTAAATCAACATTCTTAAATATTCTTTCTTCGGCTGCTTTTATAAAGTCGGATAGATGATTTACAAAGGATGTTTCTGAATTGTCAGTGTAATCCTGTATTGCTGTTTTTAACTGCGCAAATGTAAAGCTCATCTAAGCCTCCAAAGTAACTGGTCCTACTGTGGCAAACACCCCACCACCTGTAATTGATCCAGAGGTAGATTCTGCAGCAACAGTAATAGTATATGTATTATCTGTTAATTTAGTTATAGCATAACCTGTAGCTAAATTAAAGTTTGCGGCTGTTAAACCATCAAATCCTAAACAGTTTCTAAACCTAACAACGTCAGATGTAGACCTCCCATGATCTTTTTCTGTCACTGTAACCACAGTGCTGCCACCTACTGCTGCAGCAGTTGTAAATGGATTAACCAATAATAATCTTTCTGTTGCAGGCTCTACTCTATCTGGCCTTGCATCTTTTATAGACTGTGGGTCATTGAATTTCATTCTGCCTATAAAATTTTGTGGATGATCTGGGTCAACTACATCTATACCGACACGCAATCCAGTTTTGCTGCCATTTCTATATTCAAACACTAAATCTTTTAAATCGTATCTAAACCCTGTTTTGTCACATATTCCATATGCATTTTTACCTGATGAATAACTCATTTCTTTTCTTTCTTAGATTTATAAAAATATTCTTCACTATCTCCAAATCTTTCTAATTTATTCTCATTTTCTACCTGATAATAATATGTACTAACTTTAAAATCAGGTGTTAATGGTTCTGCGGGTGTTAAGCTGTTGTCGTATATTCTAGTTCTATTATTTGGATACAAACAGTACTGACCATTTTCTAATTCTATAATATTATGTGACTTATGCTCTTCTGGTGTCTCGCTAGTGCTAAAATCAACTGTATCTATATCACCATGATAATTATCTAGTGTTGCAACATAAGATCCTTTGACTGAACCTGCATCTCTCGTATACACCTCGTAACTCATAGACCCTATAAATTGTTTTTGTATGCATGTTACATTGTAGTCCATACAATTCCAAAACTGTAAATTATATAAAGGCAAATCAGGATTAGGTGTTTTAGGCTCACTAACAAAAGCACTTATTGGTAACTTATCAAACATTGCGCCGTATTCTGGCAAGTATGTCTCAAAGTAAAATGCTCTACCCGGTAATGACTTACAAGATATCCATACACCTTTTACAAACTCACCATGACCATCTTCATGATCTCTTAAATATTCTTTTCTTACCCACAAATTTATGGCAGGTAAATTACATATTAATCTCGACACTATAAGTTACCATTAACTTTTATCTCATTCTAAAACTTATACCTCTATCAGCCATTCCGCCACCACGCATTTTCATGACTTTGCCACCTTTTTTCATGAAACCCATTTTATTGCGAACTTCTGTAGGCAATTTACTAAGACCCTTACCTTTGTTGCCTTCTGGCACTGGTTTTAAAGAACCACCACCTGCATACCCCATAGATTTTTTATTCATCATTCCGCCACCCATTTTCTTTTTTACATTTTTCATGGCTTCTTGATTAGCTTTTGCGGTTCTTTTGCTAAAATCTTTATTTAAAGACTGTGTTTTATCAGCTCTAAAAGGATCTTTTTTTGGCTTTTTCTTAGCAACAATCTTAATAGGCATTAGGCTCTCCTTGCTTTTCTTCTTGCTATTCTACCAGCTGCACCAGCTAACTTCTTCTTCTGTGGTGGCTTTACCGACATTGCTGGTCTTTTCTTTGGCATGGCAACTTTAGTTGCTGTTTTCTTTGTTGCCTTTCCTGCCATCTTAGACATCTGTGTTTTTGTCATACCAGAATAAGGGCCTCTTTTTGATGTCCCTACATCTTTCTTTCTGCTCATTAAGCTAGTTGCTGCATAAGGCAATTGTAATGTTGCACCAGCTCTTATTTTGTTCATATCTGTTATTTTAGGATTTGCAGCCTTTAACTGCTTTAATGTAAATCCCTTGTTTTTTGCAATTTGTGATAATGTATCACCGCTTTTGATTTTGTATTGTGGCATTTTTACGCTCCATAAAATGTGTTATAGGGTACAAATCTAGCAGAGGCGCTCTCAGTATCTTCACCTGCTGCAAGCTCAAATTGAAACTCATACTCTTGTTTCAACGCTGTGACCCTTGATGCTAACTCAGGGTCTTTCATGGCTACATAGTAAGCCAATCCTGATACCAAACAAGGAACAAACCTTGGTGGTATAAATGATGTTGTTGTCCCATCTATTCCCGATGACATCCCATCAATTCCCACAACTCGAAAGAAAGATAGAGTATATGTGTCTTGATTATCCGGAACTGGATACATTGTTACTGTTACTGAACCTGCTAATCTTTGTACAAATATTTGTGTTGGTTTACCTTGTGTGTTCTTTGAGGATATCTGAGCAAATGTTGAAACACTTATTCTTGTAAGATTTGTATCTACCTGACTAGTTCCTGTCCCTGTCCTTATCGTATGCTCAAGCAAATCAACTGTATCTGATGGCATGGTATATGTTGCAGTTCCAGAGCTTAAAGACAATGTTCCTGATGTTATTGTCCATAAATTAAGACCTCTGTTTTGCCATTCCATAGTAAGAATGTTAAAACTTCTTCTTATATTTCTTAAATCATTACCAGTTCTCATTTCAGAGCCTGCTCTAAGATAAGCCTCTTCAAACAAGTCTGGTAGATCTGGTACTACTACTGCCATTTATTTGACCTTTCTATAAGCTCTCGTCTTTCTTGCAATCTTTTTGGGCTGTTTAGATACTTGTTTACCTGCTCTAGTTGCTTTTCGTTTAGCAGCCGTAGAACGGGCATATTCAGAGGGCGAAAGAGCCTTAATTGCTTTTTCAGGTAAGTAACGCTCACCTGTTGCTTTTGGCCCTTGTGTACTAGGTTTACCACTTTTGGTTCGCCACTTCTGTTTACCCCAAGCCTTTAAACTCCTTTGTGGTTTTTTTAATCCGCCCATTACTTTTTATTCATCCAAGCTGTTGTACCCATGTATGCACCCACG